ATATTAAATCAATCATAGTAGTGATTGTACTTGAATCAATTACTGTACGCCATTTAGGAATTATTTGGGTAATTGAAGGTGCAATACCAGAATTAGCTATTCCAGAAGGAACATTGATGTTTAATGTAATAGGTCCAAAGCCTGTCGACAATGTGCCAGTGCCTACTGCTGTTCCATCATCTACAACATTTACAATTTCGGCCCATATTGATAAAGCCGCTCCCGCTGTTGCAGAACTTCCGTATACTAGTTCATTATTGTTATTGGTGTCAAAATACCAACCGTCAGGTGCTGTAAATCTTACTAAAGCACCAGCTTTAAAATATTTTAAATCTGTGGAAGTATAAGTTCCAACTTTATAAATTGTTGAACCGGTTTTAGAAATTAAATATCCAGTTGATAAACCTGTGTCAGTTGTAACATTTTGCCATGCAGCGTCTAATCCTGAGACAAAATTTAAGAATTTTTCGTAATAAAAATTTCTTAAATCAATATTTTTTATAATATCAAATATATCATTTACAATAACACCCTCAATATCAGTTTTATTTTGATACGAAAATCTAAAATTATTTTTAAATTCTTCTTTGTATAATATGCCATCATCGGCAAACAATGTCGTAGAACTATACTTTCCTGTAGGATCAGACAAATCAAAATAACGACTAATACCGCTTGACGTTCTGTTCAAGGCTTTAATTTTTGCAATTTGTGTACTAGCTGAAAGCGGACTAATATTATAATCTTCAGCAGTAATCATCCTATTTTGTGTATAGTATGTTGCTGGAGCATTTGCTTTGATGTTATCGTTTGACTCTGCTCCAGTTGCATTTGATACACCGCTCGCAAGACTCATTGTAATTGTTAAATTTTCTTGCTGGCCTACATTGGAAATATAAGGAAACGATATACTTACATTTCGAATGTCTTGTGAATTAATAGTATATGTTAAACCATTGCTTACTCTATAATAAGTTCTAAAAGTTCCTAAAGGCAAATCCCCAAAGGTTCCATCGCTAAATTGTAGGCTAACTGCATCACCTGCTCGTGTGATTACGCTATAGATGTTTCTTATATTTTTGTTAAGACTGTTATAGATAATATTGTTAGCTTCAAAGTTTGAAACACTTGTCCATTCTTCTGCTTCGTTGCCTGCGGTATCTAATTTGTATAACCATATATCATCATTGTTTATATTTTGACTATCGATATCAATTGACTGATTATTACTTGGTTGTGTAATTGAAAAACTACCTGTGTTTAATGTTCCTTGAACAAATCTCATGAAAAATCCAGAGCCTGCCGAGCCTTGGCCGCGGCCATCATCTCTATAGATACAGCCAACCGGTGTTCCTTGTTTAGGAGCTTGTTCGTAGATATAAGACTTGCCACTAAATGTTGTACTTACAACTTCAAAATCCATTGAACGGCCTGCAACTGTCTTTGTAAAACCAAATACTGGAACGCCAGCAGTATTACTTTGAAATATGTATTGTTCTGTAGGAACTCCGTATATAGAATCGCTGGCGGCAGGAGTTCCAAATTGTTGAGTTTTTGGCAATGCTGAGTTAATTACTTTTATAAACTGATCGTACCAGTTGGCATTGCTTGGATCATTCCAAGAAACTATTTGTCCTGCTAAGTTTCTTCCATTACTGTCTAATACATTTTCTGTTGTACTAACTGTAGTAAATTTTAAAAGCCCACTGGCAGCTACGTTTCTCTTTGCGTTATAACTAAGCATACGTGCTAGACGCAATACGCTTTCTCGACGCTCTGCTAGTTCAAGAAAATTGTCGCGAGCATTTAAATCAACACGGAAAGCTATGCTTTGGCCCAAGAACGCAATAAGGTCAATTAGGGCAAGGTATTCGCTAGATTCAATATAATCGTTATAATCTTCTGGATAATTCTGACGGATATAATCAATCATTGTACGGCGTAAATTTTCAAAATCGTAACTTTGAAAATCCGCATTACGAAAACTTTGGTATATTTTCTTCCAGTCTTCTGATATTAAAAGTTTGTTTTGTCTAGCTGTTACCGTCATGATTTATCCTATATGAACATATTTATCGAATAAAATTATGTGCGTACTTTATCCTAATAAAAGCCCGTTTGCTTGATCAAATCTAAATTGCATACTTTGTTGTATGTTATAAGGCAAGTAAGTTAACATACATTCTATTTGAATTCCGCTTTCGTATTGTGTTACAATTACTTGGCTTGCTGATATTCTAGGATCATAATTTATAATGTTGTTTACGTTTTGTGTAATTAATTCTTTTAATTCTTCTGTAAGCGGCTCAAACAACAGATCCCAAATAATAGTTCCAAATGTAGGATTCATCAATCGTTCACCTTGTCTTACATGAAAGTGATTTAACAAATCTTGCTGTATTAGTTGAAAATCATACAAAGCAAAATTTTCTGTTTCTTGACTGACTGTGCTAAAACCTTTGTATGTTTTAGGAGAAATAAATTCCCTACGTTGATTAGGTTTTAATACAATTTTATCATATAGTCGAGAGTTTGAACTCATATTGTAAAGCCTCCACTTGGTGTGCTAGTACTGTTAGGTGGTAACAGTTTATCAAACGTATCATTTAATGTTGAATAAGATTTCCAAAGTTCAGGAATCATAGTGTAAGTACCTGCATCCCTATCAGTTTTATTAGGAGTAAATGCATTTGGATCTAAATTTTCATGGTGTGGCCAAGGTTCGTGCATTGGAACTCGAGCCATGATTGCTTCAATAGTTTCTCCCAATTCTGTTGGTACTTGTATTGTTTTTAACGGTTCTGCGGCTTCTGCTGCTTGTTTACTGTTCATATAAATTTTCTTAGCAGTTTCTAAATGATTAGTTTTGCTGTTAATATGAGACGTTGTTCCACTAGTAATTTTAGTTGTAGTTGTTGCAACAGTTTCTATTGAATTAGCTTCAATATGAGCAACGTCTGCTGCTTTAAAATTTATGTTTCGACCTGCTTCTAAATTAATATCTCGCTCTGCACGAATATTTAAATCGTTGTTAGTATGAATACTAATACTATCATCGGCAAAAATATCAATCTTACCATTACTGGTTAATTCTATCCAAGTTGTTCCTTTAGCATTACCAATATAAATTAAATCTTCACTGTTATGCAATAAAATTTGATGACCTGTTCTAGTCCTAATACGTACTAATTCGTTGTGAGGAATTTTAGGATCGCCGTTCGTTTCATTATTTTCAGTTCTTGCATACACTGGCGGGCCGCTGTCTGCAGATATTTTACGTAAAAATTTGTCATCGCCGTCGTCCATGACAAAGGTTGAACCGCCAAGCCTATTAGTAGGAATTGCAACAGGATCATCCTCTGGACCAGCAAATCCTGCTGGTCCTGCTTTGTCAAGCGGTCCAGGTGTACTAATACCAAATACCATACTTGGAACTTCTCGCCTTGCACTTGATGTTGTAATACCTCTAGTATCATCTTTTATTAATCCCTGGAGTGACAGCACTTCAGCAAGTGGATGCTGAGCTTTTTTAATTTTTGTAGGATCTGGTTGATTTCCACTATTAACTTTTTTATTGTATTCAGCTACTGGTAATCGATCTGCGTCGTCTACTGTTTTTGTATCTTCAACTACTTGTCGAGTAGCGGCTATACCTGGAGTCATAAAATTCATACCTTCGTCCGGCACACATCCTATCCAATAACCATACTTAGGATCGCCTTGAATGAACATTACAATAACAGTAGAACCAACATCAGGTGGCACTGCCCACATACCATAACTCTTTTGAGTATTTTCATAATCATCGTTTGCTGAAGTTGTACTTTGTGGAGTTACTCCATAAAACGGACTCATGTATTTGGCGGGATATGTTTGTCCTTTAACATTAGAATTTCCAACAGGTCTATGTAATTTTACTTCAAGAATTCCCATAGACGTTTTGTCTAGATGGCCAATTACTTCTGCAAGATATGCTCCAGCAGGAACTGGAGGATCTTTATTAGTAATAGTTGGTACATAATTTGATGGGCCGCTCATATTGTAAAGCCTCCACCTGGAGTTCCGGAACTTGGTGTACCAGTGTTTAAAGCATTCTGACCTGAACCTTCTTTCTTAAGTTCTTGGCCGTTACGTCTAAAGCCTTTTAATGTTTGTGTAAACACTCCATTTCGAAAATTATTCGATACTAAATTAACACAATATAATCCTGTAAATCCAATAGCAGGACCTGCTGATTTTAGCGTAGTCATATCTTGATGATTTGGGCTTTTAAAGTCATACATTCCAGTTGTTTGATTTATGTCTATAGGACTTCTAAAATTAATAATCACATCAACTTCGCTTGTTTGCCAACTTACTGAACCGTCTTTGTGTAAATCTTTTACACCTTCAACAGGTTTAGCATTATAATTTCCTAAACCACTTTGAGCAATCCAGTAAGGATCGCCCATTATATCTAAATCTAAAATCGTCATGTCATACGGATTTGTGATAGCATCGTGAAATGATTTTGCAATACGTTGTGTAGGAGTTTCTTGACCTCCTCCGCCTTTTCCATCTCCTGAGGTTTCTGTTCCAGAAAAATTTTGATTAGTTGGCATATTACCTGGAGTAGTTCCTGGTTGATCACCTTCAGGACTTGTATCTCTGTCTGGTTTTTTGCCGTCATCGGCATTTCCGGTTTCTGCTTGCCGTGCAACATCCGTTGATCTTCTAACACTATCTCCAGCTAGTACGTTGGCAAATCCTACACTAAAGTCAATATTAAATTTTAATACTTCAGTATTTTTTCCTGTAAAAATATAATCATAACGTTTTACTGCTCTAGCCTTTAATCTCTCAAACCCAGGCATTTTGATATTTGGGCCTGCAACCTTGCTAAGATGAACTCTAAAAGGAACTACCCTGTAAACATAAATTTTTGGTGCTGTTCCTACTTTTTTTATGTTTTCTTCAGAATCAAGATAAAAAACTTGTGTGTCAATTCTCCACCAACTTACCATTCCGTCTGCGTCAGCAGCATTAGGAGCAAGAGCTTTATCTGCATACGAACTAGACAAAATAATTTGATTTATTACTGTAGGAATATCTACACTTTGACTAAATTTAAAAGTTCCGGTTGTGGCATCAGGAATTAATTTTCCGCGCAACCAAGTCTTAGTAAGAGGATCCCATGTGTCTGCTTGATTTCCTGGAGGAGGGTCTCCTCTTCGTTTTTGATCAAAACCCATTGTTTGAGATCCAATATCATTTACGGATGACGTTGATTGTTGTAAACTTTCAGGACTGACTCCTATCTTTGAAAATATTTGAGTTGTTGCTTCAGTAATATTAGGATTAACGTATGCTTTGTTATTTTTATTTTCTGTATTCCCACCACCAGCTGGCGTATCTGAACTTGCCATCTGTTCTTCTTTAGGAAATAAAATTACAATCTGATCTGCTACAGCAACATCTTTATTTTTTACATATTCTTGAAATTTTTTATTAACAACTGTTTGTAAACTTTGTTCACCAGTTTGTAACACTTCTTGTATTGTGCGACCTTTAATAACTGTATCTGTTCTTAATTTTGCAACTTCAGTAGTTAATGCTTGTCCATTAGTAGCGTATGCGTTAATTAAATATCGAGTTCCTTGTTCCGTTGAGTTCATCTTTACCGTAGTTAACTTAATAGGAATATATCTTGTAGCAAAAGGAACTTTTAATATCGAGCCGTTTTCTGTGTTACCCCTAAATTCAATTGACAACAAATAAGGAGCTGCTCTCCAATTAGAATGTCCTGCGTTAGCTGCCGCAGTTTGTAATGCTAGAAAAAACAAACCAATACTATATGGCTCGAATATGTCAAATTGTATAATAGAAACATTTGTTGTTCTGGCTGATTGATATCCAATTATTGATTCAAATGTTAAATTGTTAATAAAAAAATCTTGTTTACCGTAATTTGTTTGTATTCTATTATCAGGCTCTGCTCCAGCAGATTTACAAATAATAGGCAAAACTTTTCCGGCTATATACGACCCGTCAGGTTGATTTAATTGCTGGTTAGTTAAAGGATGTAATGCAATCACATAGTTATAACTTGCATATTTTGATAAAATATTTGGAGCTGGCAAGCTAATGCCTGATGCAAAGGATCCAAAACTTGCTCCAAGTGTTGTAGCTGTGCCAATGAGGTTTGTTGTTGCTCCTACGATATCAACCATATTACACTCCTAGCACTGTTTTTAAACTGCTTCCTTTAGGAATATATATTTTCTTTCCAGGAACAAAATCAAAAATAGGATCTTCAATAACATCCATATTACGTTGCATGAACACCCACCACAGGCCTGCTTCACCATAAAGATCATGTGCCAATAAATCAGGTCTGTACATATATTGACTTTCTATTGTATATAAAAAATCATCAGGTTCTGCACTTACCGGACGAATACTAAAAATATCAAGATAATCTTGTTGAGTTGAAGTGTTGTACCAAGGACTTAGGATTGAATATTGTGCCATGTTTAAATGTATCCAAATGGGTTGTTTAAATAAGAACCTGTAACAAATCTATCAAGACTAAATTTACGTACACTTGTTCTACTGTACATTGGAATTAATGTAATAGTGAAAGAACTCTTTGTAGGAACGTGTGCTGTTCCTCCGCTTTTTGTCCCCCCAATACCAAATGTTCCTAATAGTCCTGCAACTTGGCCAACACCGCCTGCTATAGCACTAAAGTCTGCAGCGGCACTAGATATACCTGGAATTGCTCCGCCTAAAGTATCTGCTAAACCACTTACATTATCAGCTAATCCTGCTATGTTGCCTGCAGCACTACCAACAACATTGCAACTAATATAATCACAATCATTAGGCAATGTACAATTAAAACTTTGTATTGCTACCGGAACGTTTTTAAAAACATAATTTCCATAACCATTAAGATAGACAATAGGAGGAGGATTACCGGCTTTTGGATCAAATCCGCTGAACATTTTGGCAATAGAACGTAAATAATGAACCGCTGCAATCCAATATAATGCTTGACCTGAATCTTCTACTGCCATAGGTGCTGTAATGTCAATAGTGCCAGGGTCACTACTTTTAAAAGCATTAAACGGATAGTTGGTGTGTACAACTGGTTCAGGTGAATACTTAGCACCAGACTTTATTGAAATGGTTGGAGTAAATGGAAACACTAGTCCGCCGGCTTCTTTTAAAGGTTTTAATACAGGACTGGTTCTAAAACTAGACCAATTAGGGAGACTTAATCTGACACGCCAATCATTAGCATATGGATCACCACCAAACGCTGATATAGCACTAACCAAATCACCTATGGCTTCTCCGCCTGCTGGTAAATTAATACTTCGAATGGCTGCACCAACTCCGTCGGCACCCGCTACTGAGCTAAAGTTAGAAAGAGCGGCACCAAGATTTTTTGCAGTATCAACCGCTTGCGATGCTGCGCCAAAAACTGCTGCACCTGCGGCCACCTTTGATGTTAAATTATTTCCTGGAGTAAAAGCCATGTTATTTTCCTTGTTTGGTAAAGTATTTATTTGACTTTATAATATACGTATATTATAATTAACAATCCGGAGACTCAATGAATGACAACAATACAACCAAAAGTAAACTATCTAAACAATAAGGACATGTTATCGGAAATACACAAAAGCAAAAGTTCATATTGTAGTTTTACTAAACCAGAATATCACCAATACGACTTAATATTGCCTAGTTTAGACAAAATAAACATAAGAACAATAGCAGAAGCTAAACGTAACAAAGCAAAAAGGCAAGGTGATCAAGAATACGCCACTAGAAGAGCTGCTGGAGAAAAAATTAAACTAGCAGACTGTGCTGTTGATTATAAAAAAATAGCCAAAACAGATTTAATTTTTAGGATAATGACTTTTGATCATATTCCGTTAAACAATACTAGAAAGAAAAATCCTAAAAGTCTAGCGGATCACAGAGACAAAGTAAACTTTCCACCATTCCAACATTGGAAATTTAATGATAATGACGAATTAGAATGTGTAGGTAAGAGTCATTGGAGGGGCGGACTTAAAACTGGTAAGTTTGATAAGGATGCCGGGCAAATAACAAATACTCTTGCTCGAATGATGATTAAATTATGTGAACGATATGCTACTAGAGGCAACGTTCGAGGCTATACTTATAATGATGAAATGAAGGGCCAAGCTATTTTACAACTAACACAGATAGGACTACAATTCGATGAAAGTAAATCAGATAATCCTTTTGCTTACTTTACTGCTGCTGTTACTAATTCATTCGTTAGAGTTATCAACGTTGAAAAACGCAATCAAAACATTAGAGACGATATTTTAGAAATGAACGGCATGAATCCAAGTTACAGTAGAACTGGACAAGGTGAGCATGAAGCAGCATTAAAACGTTATAATGAGGACACACCCAGTGAGTAATTTATTTAAAAAAGTTGCCTGTTTTACAGACATACACTTTGGACTGAAATCAAATAGTCAAGTACATAATCAAGACTGCGAAGATTTCGTAGATTGGTATATTGCAAAAGCAAAGGAGGAAGGATGTGACACTGGTATTTTTATGGGCGACTGGCATCATAACCGCAATAGTCTTAACATTACTACTATGGACTACAGCCTTCGAGCATTGGAAAAACTTGGACAG